ATATCTCATCAGTTTCTGTAAGAAAGCTACACGATACTTGACTGGCAAGTAATGTATATTCAAACCTAGAAACCCATCATTGTACTTCTCTAACACCAATACCATTGGGAATCTATCCCAATATGGCAATTCATCTTTGGTCTTTGGATCATAATAATAACAATACATCATGCCAATTCGTAACTGGCCTGGTTGTTTCTGTCTACTTACTTCACCTTTGATGGTGATGGGAATGGCCGATGGTCGCTTTATCTCATTTATTTGCTTCTGCAACCATGCAACGGCATCTTTGGACATAGTTTTATGTCCTGCCGATTTCTTTTCCTCTGCAAGTGTGGTAAGTTTTGATGTCATATTCTATTTAGTTAGAGGCCTAACTCTTTTTCCGTCAATACTTTAAACTGCCAACCTTTATCCAAACAATATTCCTGAGCAGCTTTCCACTTGGCTTGATTGATACCGTATGTCATGACCTCAGTTATGTATTGTTTCGTCACACGGCTTCGTTTGGTTGGTTCCACAGACTGTTTTTGGGGTTTGACCTCAATCATCATAGTGCTTACCTTACCATCTTTGTTCTTTACTTTGACGATAAAATCTGGAAAATACCTGTGGCGTTTGCCATCCACAGGTGATATATAAGGGATTGCTAGCTCTTCTGATGCCCATGATATGACATTAGGTTCTTTGTCAAGCCATGTCATCACCCTCGCCTCCCATGACGAGCGATAAGTGATTTTGGTATAATCACCCACGTACTTTTGTGGATTTTTTGGAGTAAACTTGCCGGAATATGCCATAAATAGTATGTATAATCAATTTTCAAAAAACAAATGCCAATAGATTTAGTCTCTGTATCAACTGGACCGTCAATTTCACAGGTTACTGGTCCATTGGCCAATCTGGATCAACCAAGACCATCATTGACACCATTGGTTTATCCTGCTGATTTAGGTTCTTCTACCAAGAACCACTACGTCAAATTTTCAATAAAACAAATCGTACCTTCTACACCTGTCTCTGGTGATGAAGGTAGTACACTATTGAAAGATGTTGCTTCTAGAATTGCATCTTTTAATTATGCAACACCAACAACAGATGCAATTGGTGTTATTTGTTTATATATGCCAGATTCTCTAACTGCTTCATATAATGCCTCATACGACCAATTGAATCTGACGAATGATTTGGGTAAAGGGATAACAGCTATTCAAGGTATTACTTCTTTTTTGAATAGTAAATCCGGAGACAAAAATACTACGTCAGCTACTTCTTCCGATCCTAGTTATATTGCAGGTGTAGCTTTGGCAGGTCAATCCGCTTTACAAGCAGCAGGATTAGGTGGAAATGGAATTGTAGATTTTGCACTACAATCTCAAGGCTTCGCTATTAATCCACAACTACAAGTGATATATCGTGGTATTGATTTTAGGAAATTTCAATTAAGTTTTATATTTACGCCTGCTTCACAAGAAGAAGCTTTGATGGTTAATAGAATTATTGCAACATTTAAATATCATTTTGCACCAGAATTGATTACTTCTTCTAACGCAATTAATGGTATGTTTTTTACTCCTCCATCTTTCTTCAATGTTGAATTCATGTTTAACAATGATGAGAATCAATTCCTACCAAGATATGGAGATTGTGTGTTAACTGATATTGATGTCAATTTTGCACCAAATGGATTTGCATCCCATAATGATGGTGCACCAGTTCAAACAACATTGACATTGGGATTCCAAGAGATTGAAATTGTCACAAAAGCAAAAATTGCTTCTGGTTATGGTGCAACTTCTCGTACACCGTTTAAAACAACCTCAGAATCTGTTGCAGGATTACGCTAATGAAATATTTCCAACAGTTTCCTACAATTCAAATGACTGATTACAATGGCAACAATGTCAATGTAACCAATATAATGGAAAGAGTGGATGTAATTCCTAATCTATTACAAAATGCACAGTTGTTTTACTCTTATAGTATCAAAGATACTGATACACCAGACATCATTGCACAAAAATATTATAATGACAGTTATAGATATTGGATAACACTATTCAGCAACCAAACTATTGATCCAATTGGTAACTGGCCAATGAATCCTAATTTGTTTAATGACTTTTTGGTTGATAAGTATGCAAGTGCTACCGCCAATTCATTGAACATTGCTGTTGCGAATGTTACGTCTTCACAAGTCTTAACATACACACAGAACACAATTTATCAATACATCGAAACAATAACAACAACAGACTCCACTTCATCTGAATCAAATACAACAATGTATATCATCGATAGTAATGCATATGCAAACGTAGAACAAGGAACTGTAAGTGTGATATTGCCTAGTGGTGCAGGTGTTACAATAACAACACAAGCTTATCCACAATACATATATGATTATGAAGTGCAAACAAATGAAGCTAAAAGAAATATAAATCTAATCAATGTCAATTACGCCGGTTCATTAGAAAATCAACTATCTTCGTTATTAAAATAATATGTCTGCTGCAGGAATTCTTAATACAAGAGACTATGAACTAAAAAGTCTCACACTACTAACAGCTCTCGGTACTATTGAGCTGCGTCTTATTATGAATGAGATTTCATACCATGAAGATTTATTTGGTGGTGTGGTTTCTGGTTATGTAATGATTACTGAATCCAATTCATATGCAGAATTGTTAGGTCTAAATGGTAATGAATTTTTGGTAATGATATTCGGTAAGTATGATGATCCAAATAATATAATCACTAAGAAGTTTCGTGTATATAAGATTGACAAGAGAAAATTGGCAGCCAACATGTATACAGAGGTATACACATTGCAGTTTTGCTCAGAAGAATTGTTGATGTCTGAACAGTATAAGATTAGTAAGTCATATCCAAACCAAACAGTCCAAGAAGTTATTACAGATATCTGCACCAGTAAATATCCAGGAACACCTGGACTAGGAATAGATCCAAGTAGATTACAGATTGACCCAACTTATGGAACGTATAGTTTCATCGTACCAAATTTAAAGCCACTTGATGCTATAAATTGGTTATCAATATATGCTAGACCAGATTCACCACAATATCCTGGTTGTGATATGGTTTTCTATGAAGATAGAGATGGCTTCAAGTTTAAATCTTTGCAAACATTGACCGATGGCCGTAACGTAGTAGTATATAATAAGTATCGTTATGATCCAAAGAACACTAATGAAGGTGACTTAACGGAAGAAGTTTTCAACGTAACGACATATGAGATACTTGACTCATATGACACATTAGAAGCTATAAATTCTGGTATGTTTGCAAATCAATTGATATCAGTTGACATACTAACCAGAAAGTCTATAACTACAAACTTTGATTATCGTCAGTATTGGAATAATCCTGTAACGGGTGGCCTGAATGATTATCCGCTAACAAACAATTTCAAAAACAGAGCAGGTCAAAAGTTAAATGAGACAAGTCAAGCAAAATTGAAACTGGTATTCTCTAACTTTGATGATGCTAACAATGCAGTTGTTCAGTCTCATCCAGGTTCAGTTGCACAAAACATTTATGCAGAGACCTACATACCATACAGAACAGCACAATTAGCATTGGCTAATTATACGAGAGTAAAGATATCTGTTCCAGGTGACCCTTTGTTGACTGTTGGCAAAGTCATTCAATTTGATTTGTTATCTAAAAATCCAGCAATCAAAGAACCAGATTTGTACTATTCTGGTAACTATTTGGTGACAGGAGTTAGACACATGATTACACAAAATGATTTTAAAACTGTTTTAGAAATAGCAAAAGAAAGTTTGCCAAATCAGTTGCCAGACATACAAGATGATTCTACAAGTTGGACTAGCGTGGTGAATGGATGAAGACAGTAAATAATTTTGCAGGTCTTAATGGGTTCTGTTGGTGGGTCGGTGTCGTTGAGAATAGAGCTGATCCATTAGCACTAGGCCGATGTCAATGCCGTATTTTTGGTTGGCATACAGAAGATACAACTATGATTCCCACCAAAGATTTGCCTTGGTGTCACCCAATGAACTCAATAAATACGGCCAAACAGTTTCAACCACTAGAAATAGGAGATTGGGTGGTAGGTTTTTTTATGGACGGAGAGAGTGGTCAGTTTCCAATAATGATGGGTTATTTACCAGGTTTTGCAGCTGCAAATACTTCTACATCTAGTCCTGTAACAACAACATCGGCATCAACGGGAGGTTAATATGGCAACAGCAACAGACGCATTTGCTGGTGGCATAACAAATGCCACAAACACTTTAACAAATGCGGTAACAAATGCGGTAACAAATGCGGTAACAAATGCACAGAACAATGCAGCGGCATTGACATCTACATCCTTTGTTAATTTAGCACCTACTGAAATTTTAACAGGCGGCGCAGTACTTGAAATCAAATCACCAAATCTACCAAATGGTGGTTATTTTTATACCGCTGGTTCACAAACACTTCCAGGATTATCAAGGGGTTCATTAAAGAATTCATCGTTACTGAATAACAACAATGACTTGTCACACGTTTGTGATTTCAAGTTTGACTTTTCTCTTGGTATTAGTATATCTGGATTAAGCAATCCATTCACACAAATAGCAAATGCTATTAAGAATGGTAAAATGGCAGGTGCCAATGCAGTTCGAGCTGCCGTTAATCAACTACAACAGGCATTTCGTGAAGGTTTAAAAGCATTATTAGCAGCACTAAATTTTGATCCTACAGGTCAAATTTCTTTGACAATTTCTGTTGGTAAATCTCTCATTAGGCAGTTGAATGCGATTACTGCTCAGATTGCTCAGATTGCCTATGATATTGCTTTGGTTCAAAGTATTGTTACAAACTTACAACAAATTGTGACATGGATTCAAAGTTTGCCTGGTCAAATCCAAAAACTTTTACAACAATGTTTGACAAATTTTCAAACATCTTTGACTAATACAACTAACACAGTAAAAAATGCTACAAACATCAATAACATAGTCAATGGTATTGGCCAACAAGCAAATCAGGCAGCTACAGCTGAATCCGCTAATACAAGTGCTTCTATGATGGCTATTATTAATGGTACGGCTGGAACTGCCGCAGTCACCAGTCTTATAAATTCAACAGTCGCAGCTGCGCCACCATCTTCTGGTGCAACACAAAAAACAGCATCTAGCCCCTAAGGACATTGAATGGCAACACAACCGAGTTTCTTTACAGCATGGACAGAGCCTGAATCAGCGGCTAATGGTACATATCAACCTGTATTTCCTTACAATAACGCAACACAAACAGCAAGTGGACATTCATTTGAATTGGATGACACTCCCACGAGAGAGCGTGTAAGACTGCAACACCGCTCAGGCACATTTATTGAGATGCATCCTAATGGTGATGAGGTGCATAAGGTGTATGGTGATGGATATGAAATCACAATCAAAAACAAGAATATGTTGATTCAAGGGCGCCTTAAAATTGAAGTACAAGGTGATTGTGAGATACACGTTAAAGGCGACCTAATAGAACAAATTGACGGCAACGTAGAACAACACATCAAAGGCAACTTCTCGCAGGTTGTAGAAGGTGTTAGTAGTATGACTTCCCAAGGCGACATGATTATCAATGCAGCTGGTGGCCTGACAGGTGGTTTGAAACTCAATACACCAGATTACATGCATCTTGGTGGAGACCTAACAGTAGATGGTGAGATTACTGCTGGTAAAATAACATCCTTAGGTCGTGTTGATGCAATGGGTGGTATGAGCGCTGGCGTACAAGGATTTGTTACTGTTTTGGGTGGTGTTTCTGCTGGTTTACCTGTTGCAGTACCTGGAACAATTAGTGCTGCAGCAATGGTAGATGCACCATTAGGCACATTTGGTGTAATGAGTGCTATATGGGCATATGACACAGTAAACGTTAGCCTACATAATGCACACATACACGTTTCACCAAAAGGTCCAACTGGACCTCCTGTACCAACTGAAGTAGGAATTTAATATTATGAGCATTTATGCAAGATTAGGCTTTAATTCTAGTGATCCGGCAACTAACGCATTGTCTATGCCGTATTCAAGTAATGTAATGGTTCAGATGGACCTATTGCCACCATTGATTAAACCATGGCAAGCCAATGCTATTGGTAATAGTGCAGTATCTGGATTCTTCACGAATCCAGTAGCCAACGTCACTCAATCAATTTGGGATACATCTAACACATTGATTACTTTGACATCGGGTTTGACTGCTTCACCTGCAAACAATACTGTAAATACTGCAATGGCTAACGTATACGCCACTTCAACTGTATTGTCTGCAAACTCAGCACAAACATATTTGTATATAACAAATCGACAATCTAATGTTACTCCACCTAACGCTGATGTAAGTACACCACATTACAATACTGCTATTGCACAAGGTAAAATGTTATCTTATATAACTAACCAATCAGATAATATTTCAAACAGTTCAGTTATGTTGGGTAGTTTCACAAGTGTGACACTAGGAAATACATTAGCTAATTTGTACAGTACAATGTACACTTTGACCAATATTTTGGCCAATACGATAACATATTATACTGATCCAATAAGTGGATTGCCACACAACACGACAAATGTATCTGCGGCCAATGCTTCCGCACTACAAAATGTTGTTTCTACTGTTAATTTCGTTATGTCCTTCTATCCAGCACAGGATTCAGCGTTCTTTCAAAACTCAGCCAATGTATTGCATGACTATGGGACAGTTAGCCAATTTAATAACCTTGGCGCTTCACAAAACTACCTTTTGCAGAACTATATTGGTTCTCCAACATTGCTTGCCAATTTAAACTCATAAATATCCAATGGCAAATTTACAGAAACTCTACTCCGATATCGATTTAACGTTCAAAAGACTACCTGTGACTGGTGATGTCTCTTTACGTTATGACGACCAGGCGGTTATTGCTTCCGTAAGAAACTTGTTGTTGACTAATTTTTATGAAAGACCATTTCAACCTAATCTAGGTTCAAATATGTCTGGTTTGTTGTTTGAACCTGCAACTAATGTTACTTCAAGCATTTTGTCCGATGAGATAAGAAATGTAATTACAAATTTTGAGCCTAGAGCTAAAATAAGTAGTATTGATGTTACACTGGCAACGGACAAAAACGCTTTTAATGTCTATTTGACCTTCTTTATTGGAAATAATACTACACCAACAAATGTTAATCTTCTTCTTCAAAGGTCCAGATAATGGCATCTAATACAAACATTCAAGTTGCTAGCCTAGATTTTAGTGGGATTAAGCAAAACTTTATCAATTATCTGCAAACTCAGGACACTTTCAAAGATTATAATTTTTCTGGTTCTGCTTTGTCCACACTATTGGATGTTCTTGCTTACAATACACAATATAATGCTTTCTACTTGAACATGGTGGCCAATGAGATGTTCTTGGACTCTGCATTGCAACGTTCTTCTGTGGTTTCTCATGCTAAGTTATTGAATTATGTACCACATTCTGCTGTTGGTCCAGTTGCACTTATTAATTTAAGGTTTACTGGCGTGACAACATCATCTTTTACGGTGCCAAAGTATACGAATTTCTTGTCTGAAGCTATTGATAATGTAAACTATAACTATGTCACATTGTATGACACTACTGTACCTGTCACTTCAAACACAGCCGTACTTAATGCTGTCGAGATAAAGCAAGGAACAGTACAGAACTATACTTTTACGGTCAATTCTACAGCAAATCCAAAGTATATTTTTGAAATACCAGATAAAAATATCGATACGTCTACAATGACTGTTACAGTCCAACAATCGGTGTCTAATTCTGCATATCAAGTATTCAATGCTACAACAAATTACCTGTCATTAACACCAACTGATCCTGTATACTTCTTACAAGAAGCTGCTGATGGAAACTACCAAATATACTTTGGTGATGGTGTATTAGGTCAGCAACTAAGTGATGGTAATGTAGTTAAAATTTCTTATATTTCCACAAAAGGGACTGTTGGTGGTTTAGCAAATTCATTCACATTGATGACTAAATTTGCCAACTATTCCACTGTAACAGTAACTCCTTATTTGGCCGCAACTACTGGTGAAGATAAAGAAACTATTGATTCTATCAAGTACCAAGCACCTAAGGCATTTGCAGCTCAAGGTCGTGCAGTCACTAAGAACGATTATATCACA